CCCTACTCCTTTATGTATACCACGAATTTTCAGAGAAAATTACATTAAGTTATTTACTCTTACGATTCTGTAATACTCGTTGGATGATGCACCAGCATTGTCGGCACTAATATCGGAAGAGCCTGTGCTTGTGATATCAGCGGCACCAGTCGAGAATGGATTTCTTACGAGACCATAACGGGTCTTGAATCCAATTTTTGGCTGGAATGTGCTTGTGTCAACTGCACGAACCATTTGCAATGGAACGTATGGGCAGTAGAACATACCTGCATCGTAGGATGAGGAACCTTTGTATCCAACTACAAAGTAGTTTGCGGCGTTTGTTACTGCATATGGATCAACATAAACTCTGTATCGTCCATTGAGTACACCAACAAAAGTGTTACCTGCATCGTCAACCGAAAGGTTGTTGCTATCAAGTGCTGGAGCGTAATCAAGTACGCCAGCCATTTGAAGTGCGGAAGCAACATCAGAAGAAGTGATAATGATATTACCTTTTCCTCTACGTGTCTTCTTCGCAATTTCGTTTGCTTCTCTCTCAATCTGGAACATGAGACCTTTGAATTTCTCAACGGACCAGCGACCATTTGAGTCTGTGTCAAGATCAAAGATACCTGTTACTGTTGTGTCCTGAGCGGCACCAACAACGGCTTCTCTGTAGATCTTACGTACAACTTCTCTGTTGATCTCAGCAAGAATCTCAGCGGAAAGGATGTTGCTGAGTTCTGTTTCTGCATCAAGACCATGGACTGCTTTAAGATCTTGAGCAACTTCCATTGTGTAGTCGGCTCTCAAGGCTCTTGTTCTAGCGGTAACTGTGACCTTCTCAATTGAGAAAGCCATGTTCTGAGGTGTAACACCTTCGCCAGTTGCAGTATCCATACCACCTGAAGAAGTGATCTGGGCTGTGTTTGCTCTGTAAGTACCAGATGCAGTATTAGCAACAATGCTAAGACCAGGTACGTTGTCAACCTGTGTGACATTATTGTTACCAGAGAATGCGGTATCTGCTTCGTTGTAATGCGCCTCTGGGGACTGGTTCATTGTGGCATATCTTGCTCTCATAGCAAAGATAAGACCAGTAGGACCTGTCATTGGCTGAACACCGCAGATGTCATAAGCAATCAAATTAGGCATTGATCGTCTTACGAGCGAAATCATGATAGGATCATATTTCGCTACACCGCCTTTGTCTGGGAATGCGCCAGAAGCAAGACCTTCTGACAAGAAATTCTGTGATGCAAGAACTTGATTATCCTCTTGCATGGCCTTTTCTTGGTTTTCCAAAAGAACAGTTGTTACTGCTTTTCTGTATGAGTCATTAATTTGACCCAACTCTGGATGATCAAGAATAGGAGCCCACTTTTTCTGTAAACCTTCTGAAAGATACATTTGTAATCTCCTTACTTATTTTATAGATGTTTTAGATATCGCATCAGCATATCTTCTGATAGACTCAGGTGCTTCCGCAAAGTTTGAAGAATCATTATCTTCATTGACTTCCATATCATTTTCTGTAGTTTCTTCATTCAAAGGTTGTTGTTCCTCTGATTTGACTTCTTCACCGCGGAAGTAATTTTCTTTAATGATTTGAAGTTTTTCAGCATATTGTTCTTCATTCTCATACTCAATGCCTTCTGCCAACTTCGCCATTTTTTCTGAATCTACTTCAGTCATTCCTTCTGCTACTGTATAAAGAACGTCCATCTTTTGGTACTCTTTGAGTTCCTTGGAGTTCTCAATGTTCTTCTGAATCTCTGTATTAAGAGACTCTTCCAAATCTTCTACCTTAGCAAAGAGATCGTCAACAAGGTCAACTTTCTCATCTGGAATATCAATGTAATGTTCGACAAAAAGATTTTTAAGTCCAACCATGAAGTCTTCAACAATCTCAGAGCGGATTCCTTTTTCCACTGCAAGTTCATTTTCTTGCATCCACTCTTTTACAACATAATTCATGAAGTCATCGACTTTTTCAACCATGTCTTTGCGGTTGTTGTCAACGGCTTCTTCGAGTTCTGTTTTGTATTGCTCATCAAGTTTTTCGATTCTCGATGAAACTTCCTCATTAACTCTAGCAAATACGGCCGCTTCGAAAATTGTAGCCGCTTTTTCTTTGAATTCATCTGAAAGTTCTTCGCCCTCGATGAGTGCTTGTACATCACCCTCAAGATTGAATTCTTCTTTTGCTACAACTTGCTTTGTTTCTTTTTGCTCTTCGGAAACAATTTCGTTGCCCTCTTCGTCAAATTCCATTTCGTCTACTTCGTGGATAGCACCGAGAATTTCAGCAACCTCTTCTTTGCTCATCTCGTCCAACTTATTATAGATGTCTTTGATCATTGACATTTTGGTTGCACTTTCAGACATACCTCCCTTGTCGGCAGGTCGCTTTTTAGCAGATGGAACACCCTTTGTAAAATTAGGTTTTGGTCCATCTGGAACCTCGTTATTAACACCAGTATCTTGTGCAGATCCTGATGCTTTCGCCATAGGTTCTTTATCTTTCCCGGCACCTGGATATGAAGCCTCGTCAACTTGAGTATCTTCGCTCACCTCTTCATGAGCATTCTCGTTCATTTCAACTTCTTCTTGCTCCAGAGCCTCAACTTTAGTTTCTGACATGTGATAACTCCTTAGATTTTTGAGAATTTCTGTCTCATGTTTATATTTATACAATTATAGATTTGAAAGAAATTTATTGAATGCATTTAACTTAACATTCTCTAAATTTGCTGATGGTGCCCTAGAAACTTCTTTCTTGATCGCAGAGATCACTTTTTCCCGTAATACACCAGATTCCCAAACCCATTCCTTTCCTTCCATGATTCCTTGAACAAAGGCCTCAGGAGCAGAAGGATCTGCAACTATATCGGCGGCAGTTGCTAAATAAAAATCATCTTTAACAACTTTAACATCGCCTCTTTCTTCAAGAGATCCCATGCCTCTTGAAGACACACCTAATTGTGCGCCATTGTTAATTAAATTTTGCACAATTTGTCCATAAGGGGTATCCATAATTTTGGCTTTACCCATCACATTATTACCATCTTCTTTTAGAGAAGTAATCATGTGGGATACCCTTTCTAAATTAATACCAGGACCATCTGGGTGTCCTAGTTCACCGAATGCTCTATTTTTTTGAACGTAATTCTCATTGTAACGTGACATTTCGTTCATTA